AATAATCATCAATCCACTCACGCTTTTTAGGCTTGTTAGTTTGCTTATGATCCATAATGCATTCTATATTATCATGTATTCCTACAAGGTCGGTTGTACCAGCATATACTTCAGGGTAATATAAACTTACTTCTGTACCCCAAAATTCCTGGCACCGGTTGAGACCATTTTCAATAATAATTTTTGCCATATCATGACTTTGCTTACTATAGGGATTAGTACCAGGCTCCCCTGCAAATCCAGTTTTTACATGATTTTCTAACCACTTGTGCATACGTGTACCACGACCTGCTGCTTCTGTAGTTATTTGTTTAGCTTTCTCTTCGCCTACACGCTTACGCCATTCTAATAATGCTTTTTTCTTTTCTTCAGGCTTTGTGGCATCTAAAACTGTGGTGACACTGGGTAATGCAAAGCCGTCCGGGGTCATGTATTTTCTAGCCCCATTGATTGTCTGTTTTTTTAATTCAACATAAGGAAACTTATTTACAAGCATATAATATCATCAAATATAATAGTAATCCCAACTATGCTTGTGTGGTATACGTTTTGGTAATGTCATTTTGGTTTTATTCATAATATATTCAAAAATCATATCAGCAAAAAGCATATTTGTTTCTTCCGTAAAATGTGCTGCTATTTTATCATGTTTTTCCTGCAATCCAGTGGTAAAATTCTTGTTAGGTCTTAAACATTCAATTTGTTTGTATACTAAATCCCATAAACCAAAATCCATACATAAAGTGTTTAATCTTTTTTTAGACACCCAACTTAAATCAGCAGGTATCAATAAAACTTTGTTTTTTGACAAACGTTCTATATCTTGTATCATTATTTCTTGTACGGTATATAAAAACTCTTTGTCGCTTACCATATACCAAGACCTTATATCTTTCAACAATTCAATTTCTGACTGGTCTTTACTTTCTAAAATAAAGTTATCTATATTGTTTACGCCGCATACCGGTCTTTCAATACCATTTAGAGTAACTAGTTTAGTATATTTTAAAGGATCAGTGATAATAAAAATGTTTAAATCATGTTTTTTGTAATTTTTTATAAATCTCTTGTATGAATAAAATGTAGGGGCAGCTCCTAATCCATAAGTTATACCTTCTTTTTTACTTTCAAAATTATATACCACTCCGCCTAATTTAGAGGCGAGTAAGTTATACCACGGAAGATGCGCACCTACCATGTTGTGCGTAGAAAAACTACATCCGTATACCCCTAAATTCATATAGTAAAACTCTCGCCGCATCCGCAACGTGCTGCTTCATTGGGATTTATAAATTCAAATGTTTCGTTTAATCCTTTTTTAACAAAATCAACAGTCATCCCATTTAATAAATTGTAAGCATCTTTTGTTACCCAAACATATACATCATCATGTATACTTAAATAATCTTCTGAGCGCCACTCATCTGCAAATTCTATTTTGTAAGCATAACCACTGCATCCTGTTTTAGTTACGCCCAATCTTATTCCTAATCCACTACCGCGCTCTTTTAATTGGTTTCTAAATTTATTTTTTGCATTATTAGAAAGGGTAATCATAATAACAGTTTAATTTAACTGTTGTAAAAAATCAACAGTTTTGGTTATTTCTTTAAGGCTTTTTTAGCCATTTTATCAACTACATCTTTACTTTGTTCAGGTGATGTTGGTTGTGTTACTTTTTCTTGATTGCCTTTGAATACAACTTCTCCACCTTGTATATTTTGTATACTTTTGTTAAATGGATTTTTGTCGCTAGCAAACATATCTAAAATATCTTGATCGGTCAGAATTAAATCTGAATCGATCTGATAAAGATAGTTATTGACAAACGTGACTAACTGATCTAAAGTCCAGTTAGTTTTTAGTTTGCCTTCTTTGTGTAAATCTTCTAAACGGTCGGCTGCAACTGTAATAGAGTTTACCTCATCTGTTTGGTTATCCAACTCAAAGAGGTACATTTTTTATCTCTTGGCGCGGCCTACTGCTCCACCCAATTCTTCTGGCTCTTCTGGTGATGCTGGAATATCTGCTGGAGCCTGCACTTCTGCTCCTGCAACCTCTGCGCCTCCCGGACCAGATTGTGCAGCAATATCTGTGACTGCCATTTCACCACCGCCATTAGTTGGTGCTGAGAAATCTCCACCTTCTAAATTTGTTAATTGATTTAGCGCGTCTGCCAATGCTAAACGTGTTTGGCTTAATGTTTGATTTAGTTGTGTTAATGCGCCGCCTGCTGCTTGACTATAGGCTTGACTTTCGTTTACACCAATTTCACTTTGAATACTATCAGTTAATGCTGGTAGTTCTTTTACTAACATATCATTAACTTGTTCTACCATCTTTTGAATTTGATCAACTAGTTCTTGTGCTGCTAATGTAACTTGTGCCTTTTCTACTTCTTGGTTTTCAACAATAATCTTAGTATTTGAAAATGATTTATAATGTGTAGTTAGGGCTTCGGCAATCATTAGTGCCTTTAAATATGAAGGATTGTTATGAGAGGTGTGAGATCCTTTCTTTTTTGATTCCTTAATCATATTATGAAATTGTACTAGCATTTCTCTAGTCTTAATTTTGTTTAATTTGGATAAATCCAAATCAAAATTAAAGTTAGCTTTTAATGCTTTAACAGCAGTATTAGTTCCATCAAATTGTTCTAGTCTCATATTCGTCAATCCTGTGTTGTATTTATCTTATAATTAAAAAATTTTAACGACCCATGTATTCCTTAAAAGTCTTAATTTGCAAATGCTTACTGGAATTTACATAATAATCCATTGCTTCTTGGGCTACCTTTTTCTTTAATTTATCTTCATATAGTTTGGCCAAATGAATATACTTGTTTTCAGCATTTTTGGTAGCTAGTCTTTTTTGAATGTTTATAGTAACTGTAAGCCCGTCTAACTGTTGATCCAATTGTTCAATTTTGTATAAATCTTTTATTTTCTTGTTTTTATGAAATACGCACCATGTTACAGCGTGTTTAAGTTGTGCAAATTCTCGTATATCTGTGTATATATCAAATGTATTTTTTACGCAATATAGACCTACAGCGTTTTTAAAAATGTGATATTGGCCAAATAGATGATAGCTACCGTCGTCCTGTTTAAGAACAAGTAAGTCTTTAATCTTTTTAGACAAATCTTGCGTATTCATATTAATATTTAATAAAATGTATGTTTTTTGTAGGTTTTTTTGTACTCAATAATCCTGCAACTTCAACATCTTCAGTACCGCATAATACCATTGGAATGTCTTGACAATCTTGTTTTAGATAAGCTAACTCATCATTACCATCACTAAAAACAGTAATGGATCTGACTTCAAAATCAAACTTCCAACATTGTAAATTATCCCCTAAATCAAAATAGTCATCTTTTATATTTATCCTAATAGGATTTGATATATTTTCAGGCTGTGATCGTAAAGAAATTGCTTGCAAAATCGTATCGAAATTTGACTGCGTATTTCGCTTATAAATCCACTCGTTAACATTCATGCCCTCTAAGGGTTTTGACCTATTAAGTACGCCTGTTTGCGTGATATCGAATAGTGTATAACAGGCTATTTTATCGCTCATCCACTATTTACAGCAATAAAAAAGCCCGAGAATTTTACTTCTCGGGCCTTATATTGCATAACTTAAACTAGACTATTAGCCAGTGAAAGTTGCATCTGCACTTGTTGAGCAAGCTGCCCAACCGCCACCTAGAGCAGCTAATGCTGTGTCTAGTGTGCCAGTTGTCCATGCACCAACTGGATATACTGCTACTGCTAATGTATCTTGTGCTGCGTCAGTATATTCATAAATGTAGATAGTTGCTAACTGTTGAATAGTCTGAATACCAGTTGCTACTTCTGCGCCTGTTAATGCACCTGCTGCTTCTACTGTGAAGAAGTCTAGCTTTGGGCCTTGTGGCTGAACTGTTGCACCTGATGTTACAGCGTTAACGCCTGCATTTGTGTATGAGTTTACGTCTAAGTGAAAGACTGGTTTTGAGTCGCCATTGACTCTAGTAAATTGTGCCATTTTTTTAATCTCCGTATTGTTTGACCTTCAAAGAGGTCTACTTTTATTTAGTCCAGATTTAAAAAAAGGGTACCTTAGCGTCCTTTAAAGAGATTATGGGTAAACTTCATTCTATCTACTAGTTTATTACCCTTGTAGAAATAGCCCTCATGTCCTACTTTTTCACCTGCATCATTGTATGCTTGTATAGGGCTATTTGCTTCTACCTTATCAAAATAGTCTTTTACTTTAAGTTTTAAATTATAAAGGTCTGCCCAAATTTGAAATAATGCTTTTAGACCGTTTTTATTTTGTGTAAAGTACTGTGTTAAGTTGACTCTCATAGTATTAGTCAAATCAGGGGTAGTTTTTAAGTATTTGAAAAATTCATTGAGTAAATTATTAAGACTGCCTTGCTCAACACGTTTGTTAACATATCTACTCAATGTACCAGACAGTGTTGATTGTGCAACTGGACTGTTAGCAAATAAGTCATCAATTAACTTTCCGTTCTGACTGATTTCGCTTTGAATCTTTTTAATTAATGACTGATCTAATTTTACGTTTGGGGTGCTTGATAAACTAGCTGGCAATAGTGCGACTTGACCATCATTGTTTAATTGTCCTAAACTACCATTTAATGATTGTGCTTGTGATGTTGAAACAGCATCGGGAGCAATATATTGGTGTACTGCTATACCTGCTATTTTACCCTGTAACATTTTACCTATGTCGCTGTCTGCTTTGATCTTATATGTTAATCCTTTAGGATTAGCCTTAAAGGTATAAAAACCATTCTGTGGTTTTAATGGTTGACTAAACAATAGATCGCCCCAATAATATCCTTCTGTACCTTCTGTCTGTTTAGCGAGTGGTCTCCACATATTTGCTATAGCGTTGTTTAACCCGCTACGCTCTACACCTCTTGCAGCGTCATATTTTACAAAGTCAGATGGGCTGTAGATTGCTCTACCTGTACCATCCTTTTTATCAAACATGTGTTTATCAGTAATACTAAATTTACCGTCTGGTCCATGACCAAATACCAATGCAGGATATCCATCCCACTTAACAGTTGTTTGTCCAGGATTACTAGCAATATCAGTAAAATAATCTAATGCTTGTTGCGCACCTTGTGTGCCAGTTGAGAATACAAAATCTTCAGGATGAGGTGATCGTGCTGCTTCTGTTAGCAATCTTTTAACTGTATTTTTAAGATTGATAATCTCATTAATCATTAAGGAGTTCTTCTACCTTGTTGTTTTGTTGGGGACAAACTTGCGAATGCAATTGATGATAGAAGTTCAGCTAAATCGTTAAATGCTTCTTTTGTGTCACCTTGGAATCCCTTAAATTCCCCTTGTGAACTTTGTACTTGTTTCTTTAAAGCATTCTCCCAACGTGTTAATAGTGACAATATATTTTTTTTATGGTTGGGATGTTTTTCCAAATCCATGCCGCGCATCTGTTGTGTAATAATATCCCACATAAATTCGCTTGGACTTATGCCATTTGGACTGCTGGCTTCGCTCAACATAATACTATTAAATAAACTATTCAATGTTTGTAATTTCTTATCTTCTTTAAATTCTTTTAATGAAAGAATGTAGGCTTCCTGTACAGGATCATACTTTTTAGTTTTAGGATTGTATCTTGCTCTTGGTTTAGCAGCCGTTTGTACCTTTTGTATCAACTTCGCATGTTCGGGATTCTTAGGATTTAACTTTTGACCGCCTATGCTAATTGGTTGATTTCCTGCTGCTTTTGGTTGAGCAGGTGCCTGTGCCTGAGCAGTTGGTTGTTTAGTAGGCGCACCTTTTTTAGCAGCATTAGCCTGCCTTCTTGCAACAGCACGTGGATTAGTACTTAAGTAACCTTTTACTCTACCACCTGTTCTTTTTTGAGCAGGTGCTGCTTGAGTAGCAGATTGTGCAGGCGCCGCAGCAGGTTGCTGCGCAGCGGCTGTTGGCTTAGCTGGTATAGTTGTGCTATATTTCAAACCAGGCTGTTGTGTAGGTTGTGCTTTGGTTGGTTGTATCAAGTTACTTGATGCACCGGCCGCTGGTTTGCCTTGATAAGTCATATTAATATTAGGACTTGCTGCTGGTTGTGCCGGAGTCTGTTGACCTTGCTGTGCAGTCTGCGGAGCTGCTTGTGCTACTGGTTGTCCACTTGGAGTAAGACCTAACCCTGCTGCTGTCGCTACAGGGGTAGCAGGTGCTGGTGCTGGTATTGGTTGTCCACTAGGATTTAATCCTAATGTTGCAGCAGTAGCGACCGGAGCTGCTGAACTTATTCCTGACTTATTAAGGTCAATACCATCACTTTTCCAAGCACTGTTAAATGCTTTTTGTCCCCTTTGTAAAAACTTTTGTTCAAATTCAGCACTGGCAGCTGCTTCAGCATCATAACCAGAGCCGCCGATGCTACTCTTGGCTGATCCTAAAATATCATCGATAAAACCTTCAAACAAACTTTTTTCTATATTTTTCATGTTTTTGATTTAATACTTTTACTAAAACGTGCAGGGTCTCGATTTTTAATAGAACCTAATAGTTTCTTTTCAAGCAATTCTGCTTGTTCCTTACTATAGCGTTTATTGATTAACTCTAGTAAGTTTATAGCACTTGAAATGATATTGGTAGCACGACTTTCAACAAGATGGTTGATATCACGGTTTACAGCAATAGCATCAAGCTCCTCTAGGAGGCTTTTTGTACGTTTCTGCATATACGTATTTATCAAAAAACGGTGTCTACTGTCCTAAATCTTTAAGTAGAGATTTAAGCCTAGAAGCATTAATATTTGCTCCTACTTTGGGTACATCAGTATCGTCTACGTTCTGTGATATTTGTGAGGTATTCTTTATTTGTGCTAGTAATTCGCTACCGGTTGGTTGTGGTTTAGAATTTAGACTTTCGCCCTCATCTGTAATGCGTAGTGTTTCGACATCAAATTTTAATTCTATCTTCTGACCCACACCCGAACTACTACGTGTTTTCATCAATTGAATCTGATATAATCCACGCTCACGCATACTGCGACTTGTGAAAATACCGAACACATTGTCAGCAGTATTGATTTTACTGATGCCACCTGAGATATGACTGTGATCAAATTCGATTTCTTCAACCGCGCTACGATTCAACTGACTTGCTGTGACGAACAATACGTTTAGTTCCTTAGCAAGATTACGCAATTCTTCCGATACATACTTGTCCTTGACGAATAAAT